ACATGTACTAAATAATGAAACCAAAATTCATAGCAACTTCTTAACTATTTTAATAAATGAATTTATTAAAATTATCAAATCAAGTTCGTGGCATCTTGGTAGGGGGCAGCCCCCCCTAGAATTCTCCCCGTCGCGTCGTTAAGATCGTCACGTCGCCCGAATTCACGGGGGTGCCCCCCGTGTTTGATTAGAAAGAATAAAGAAGAATGTTTAAATGCCATCTGATGATTACGAGATTGGCAAGAGTGTAAGAAATCTTTATGTCGAGCTAGTGATCGGAGAGATCAACGTTGCGGTAAGTCCATAGTCTGAAGTGTAATTGGCGTCATTTGAGCCTTTGAAACTCAACTTCGCGGATACAAGCATCTTGTATAAAAACTCTCCATCGTCCGATGTCGTGCTAGAAATTAGATACTTCAAACCGTAAAAAAGTGTATTCATATCATTGCATGAATGCCATGTCTTCTTTTTAACATCCCAACCGGTAGTGGTTGGAACACTTTGACCCGATGCACGAGCTACTTGGGAGGGAGTAAGAGAATTGGGACACCACTTAAATGACATATTCTTAGTCATTTGACAGCTTTTTGCGCCGTCAATAAGTGCGGAGTTCTCATTTTCATAAGTAAAGTCGGAAAGCAATTCATTGCCATAAATCCGAGCAAGATAAAAGCGAGGTGTACACTTGGCAATCGCAGATGCTGAAGTGCCAGTGTCGCTATCCTCCACCTGTTGGGTAACAGTCATAGGGATGAAACGAACACTTATCGAATCAAAACGGAAATGTGTATAAATATCTTGGAAATTTTTAGTGCCTGGTATCATAGAAGGACGAAATGCGATGCTATTCGTTGCAACTTGATTTTTGGAGTTGCCCAAGAGACAATCTTGGTTCGTTGTTAACGAAGTATATCCTATGAACTTAAAGTTCTTTGTGACCACAATGTCAACTTTAGGCTTTTTTACACGACGTCCAGTCGGACGATTTACTCTGCGAGGGTAGCGTTTTTTTCGGAAGGTAACGCGTTTTAGTTTTCTGAAAACCATTTATTTATTTTATGCCAAGATAATTATTTTTTTAAAAAATAATTTAATAAAATCTTAATAACAAATAAAATGGACGACATAAATGTTTTAAACATTAGTGAACAGACGGGTACTGTTAGGGAGAGGAATGATGAATTAGAGCGGATAGAGCTTGAGAGAGCGGGGGGTAATACTGGAACCCCCGCACAGAAACCTCAGCATGGATACTGGTGTTTTACTCTCAATAACTACCTCGAAGAGGACATAGAGCAACTAGAACATACACTCCGTTGCGAATGTGATTGGTACATTTTCCAAGAGGAAACTGGTGAGAATGGCACACCTCACCTACAGGGTACAATCAAATTAAAGAAACGTCAAAGACTAACGCAACTGAAAACAATAGATCATAGAATCCATTGGGAAGCTACTAAATGTGTAAACAAAAGCAAAATATATTGCACGAAGTACGAAAGTCGTACGGGTGAAATCTTTGCACATAATGTAGATATTCCAGAGCCTCTGGACTTAGAAGAGCCATACGGTTGGCACTTAGATGTTCTGTCTATAATAAACCAGAAACCAGACCGGAGAACAATCAACTGGTTTTGGGAACCCCAAGGGAACTACGGCAAAAGCTCACTTTGTAAGTACCTAGCTGTGAAAAAGAATGCAATAATTCTTAGCGGCAAATCTAACGATATGTTCCATGCCTTGTCAAAGCGTCGGGCGAGTAGTATAAAATTAATTATTATAGATGTTCCTAGAGTAAGTACAGGTTTCATAAACATTGGGGCAATTGAAGCGATTAAAAACGGACTAGTATTCTCAGGGAAATACGAAGGAGCACAGTTAGCGTTTAACTGCCCTCACGTATTTGTGTTCGCGAACGAACCACCACCGATGGAAAAGATGTCATTAGACAGATGGAATATAGTTCAGCTACGAGGGGGACCCGTAGTAGAGGACGTTTTTGACATGTACTAAATAATGAAACCAAAATTCATAGCAACTTCTTAACTATTTTAATAAATGAATTTATTAAAATTATCAAATCAAGTTCGTGGCATCTTGGTAGGGGGCAGCCCCCCCTAGAATT